ACGTTGTAACATCTCCCTTGCAGTTGCGCCTTTGTTTGCTAGAACAGCAATGGTTTTTTCAGGATGGAATATTGCATACCATAACAAGTATACCACAGAAGAGATTGATTTACCAGACTGTCGACACGCAAGAACAACACTAAAACGATTGTCGTTAAAGTGTTTGAACATTTTTTCCTGATATGCATACAAATTAAAGTTGACAAGACCCTTGTCGAGTGATATAATCTTAACGTAGGTTTTTGCAAAGTATGCCGGATCATTCATGCACTTTGCATATTCTTTAACGTCATGTTCAGTCCACTGTTGTTGGACTCCATCACGTTTTACATTAGGATTACCGAGATAATGATTGTGATCAGTCATCCGATACGCTAGTTGCATCAATCACCTTTTCTTCTTCTTCACTTTTTATCAGTAACCTTTGCAGGTCAGTTGTACTGCCTATAAAAACATTATTATTGGTGATCGTTTTTTGTTCTTCTTTGGTTTGAGATATTTCTTTATTCTTCTTATTCAAATCCATTAATTTATCATTAACATCACTAATGTTTTTAATCATATTAGAAAGTACTTCGAATGCACGAGGATGTTCAGACTCTCTCGCAACCTCAATCATCAAGTCGAGTGACTCCCTTCCCTTCTCTATTAAATCATAATAGGTTTCACGGGAATAATGGTAATCACTCCTGATGTTTGGATTACTGTCATCACTCATATATTATCCACCTGGCTCAAGGATGTCTTCAGGTAATCTAGTTGCGGTGCCATCACTATAAATCTCTTCTGCTCGGATTGTTACAGTCCAGCTGTCACTGTTAGATGGAACTACAGGAACGCCAGGGGCTGAAACTTCTCTAATACTTATAGTTACGTTAAATTGATACTGTGCTTGTGGGTCTTCTACTTGAGCAGTCCAACCGTTTTCGGTATTCATTGACAACCACGTACCAAAACTACCAATCGCAGTACCCGTACCCAAAGTGAAATTTGATACTGCTCTTACTTCATAGTTCGCACGATTTGCAGGAAGACCACTCACGTCAGATAACCATGTTCCAACAATATTATCGTATGTCTGTGTAGTTGCAGCAGTTGCAACTATTTGTCCATCAGTTTTAAATATAACCCCTGCCTGTACAATTGGGAATGCGGCACGGGTTCTTATAAGGGATGGTTTGTCAGATATGACAACAGGTACTGTTGGAGTTGTATCATTAATAGTGATCGTTCTAGATTTTAACAGAGTTCCAATTGGCGTGTCATAAACACCAAACGTGTATGTGTCATTTGCAAAATCATCGTCAGTGTTGGTTGTTACACTGAATGTACCCTGTTCAGGAGAACCTGTCGACAAAGTAAATACTTTATAAGGTGAACCAGTAAAGTCACTCCACACCTCGGGTTGCGCAAAACTGATTATCTCACCAGCAGAAACCCCAGAAGATAATGCTTCACTCATATCAACACCCACACCACTTGATATGAAAGTAATACTACCCCCAACAGAAAGTGATTGTGCGGCTGTCATACCAACTTCCAAATTGGTGGTGTCGCAATATATGAAAAACGATCCGGTCGGTGATGAAGAAGTTGTTTGTTTAGGATAAACAACATCGGGCCACGCATAGTAAGTTTTAGGTGGCAAGTTATTACCATCAAAAGTAAAGTTAATAACGTCACCTTCGTCTGCGGTGTCGCTAACGAGATCTGTCACCAATGTCAGACCAGAAGGTGGTCGGTCAGTCATCTGGAAGGTATCAGAACCAACAATAGTACCACCATTCGATGCGTAATCGTCAATACTTACCGTTACAGTTCCAGTCTGGGGACCTTCATAATCATCACTTATAGAAGTGAAGAAACCCTGTGAATAACTAGAATACAGAGACGTAAAACCCTTTGATATCTGGGTCTCATTGAATCTACCAACAACACCAGATCCAGTAATCTCGAAATATAAATCTTCGACTTCCCTTATGTTGGGAGTTACAGTCACAGACAATAGAGAACCTTCCACAACGTCACTTGCAGATATAGTGTAAGTTTGTACACTACTGTCAGTTATAGTAATCGTACCGGAGTTAGAAATTGCCCCGCCAGTATTCGTCTTTGCAATTTTTACGACGAATGTCTCGGTACCTTCACGAATTTTATCTGCCTTCAGATTTAAAATAATATTCGCTTCTGCTTCCGTAGGAGAGTTAGCTTCAACTAAAATCTGTTGTCGTGAAGAGTTGGTAGCGTACCCACTGGTGAAATCGTCCGAAGTAATATTTGTACCTTCAACCCAATAATAATAATAACCAGCGGTATCATTGGTGAGGAAGTTAACTGTTAGAACAGAAGATTCGGTAACCGTTGTAAGATCCGGTGTCAATGTATATGTGACAGTAGCACCAGCTGGTAATATTGATACTCTTTCTGTTGCAACGATATTACCACCCGTCGAAGCATCTGTCAAAACAAAATCAAACTCTTCGGTTGTGGCGTCAGTATTGGTCGCAATAGTAAGTGTCGGATTTGGAGAACTTGCATTGTTCGTTATAGAAACAGCTGTCCGTGAACCAGAACTCGGTGGCGTTGTAGAGAAATCCGCATCATCTGTAGTTACATGACTCACATAAAAATGGTGGTCAATTGCATTGTCGATATTCGTACCTGTTATAGAAAAGGTAATCGTGTCACCTTCAGTCGCAGGTTCTGGGGAACTGGATATCAGATAAGTTACCGCTTTGTCAACTAGATTGAAAGTGTCACTTGTTGTGAAACCAGCCGCAGTTTCGGTCATTGAAATAGTTCCGGACACATTCCCTTGATACAAAGAACTGGAACTTGTTCCGGTAAGTATATATGAACCAGATGTACCTGTTATCACAAACGATCCAGAAGTTACCGCAACCCTTGAGTCAGCTGCCGCAGAACCCGTCATCGTCCAGTTTACAGTCTCACCCACGCTTGATAAATCTGCCGTAAGATTCGCAACTAAAGAATTGCCTTCGGTCACGTTGGAGACCGACACACTAAATGCAGGTACAACATCATTAAGTGTGACCACAAAATTGTCCTTTACCACACCAGTTGAAGTTGCCAATACGACCGTAAACGTTTCTCCGTCATCTACAACGGTATCGACCTTTGTCTGTATGCTGAATGATCCAACCCCATCTATGATCGACACTGGAGCTTGACTTAATATAGTCGGTGGATTAACCACATAGTCAGATAAACTGGTTGTTCCGGTGTTTATATAATAAAATAACGTGCTGTCCGGTATTGTCAAATCACCAGCAGTCACTGTGAAATTTATTGTCTCACCTTCATCTACTGTGATACTGTTTTCTTGGCCGTTAACAGTGAGTGTGTATCCGATTATCTTATCGTTAATCGTTAGTACAACATTCCCTACCGATTGATTTTCATCATCCAACACAACCACTCGAAACGATTCGTTAGATTCTGTTTCGTCAGTATCGGATGCAATCGGAATGTAAAACGTTGCTCTCGCAGTGTTTGATGTCAACGGATTGAAATAAATCAATTCTGGTTCTGATGAATCTACAAAAGAGACAAAATCATTATTCGAACTTGTTATGTTTTCAAGATAAAAACTACCCTGACCAACGTTGTTACTCAAATTTGTTGCGTCTACGTTTATTTCGAAGGATGTCCCTTCTGTTCTACTGGACTGAAAAGGTGTGATGGTGTAAGAAGTAGTATTTCGTGGAGTTACTACTTCGTCTTCATCCATCAGTCGTATTGCTTCTTGTATCGCACTTGTGACGAAAACTTCCCCACCCAAGTACATGCCCGCAGGATGAACGAAAAGTTTAAATATGTCATTCCACTTGGATATTGCAACACCAGACTTGACTAACAAAGCCCATGTCTGATATAATTTATCGTCGGTAAGATATTTTAATGATTCATATCCTACCGTAGATGATGGTTCACCTATTTTGAAAATGTTTTCTTTGGTGTAGATTACCTCTACATCTAATCCATAAAACGATCGGAAAAACCATTCTATTGCGAATTTGGTCCCCTTGGATCGAAACAGTGTGTTTGAGAAGTTTGCAGCTGCTCTTAATTCCGCATCGGTATCACCAAACCCTTTGAAATACGCATCACCTAAAAGAAGTTCATCTTCAATGTAGGTCAATAAGGTGATGTCCGTTTCGTTGATATCACGATTAGCGAAAAGATGATTTAATAATTCAGTGGCATTATTTTCGTCCTGCCACTCATAATACTTTTCTAGGAGCGTGATGAATTTCGGATACGCTTCCGCAAAATATTCTGGAAGGACATTTTTAACCTGTGAATGGTGTAGGTTTAAATGTCTTCTCTTTTTGTCTGCAAACCTTCTATGCATTTATTATGCTGTTGGCTCTGTAGGCCAAACGACCTCTTCTAGTGACTGTGCTGTAGTGTTATTTATTGGTACGTCTCGCAACTCTTGACGATATGTTGTCCACTCAACCTTTTGTGCATCAGTTAAGGGTGCATCAGGTAACTGTGTCCAGTCACTTTGATATAGTTTGATTGCACGTAATCGTCTCACTTCCTTCCAGAAACGATCCGAATCAAAAACCCAACCATCAAACGTCCAATTATAAAACTGATTAGGTTTTGATGGTTTTTCTTTCCACCCATCCTGATAATATTTCGTACCAACAAATGAGTCGGTGTTTTCCATAGAAGTTATGTCATGTAAAGTCAAACCGTGTATGACAGCACCGTCATAATAATTCGGTGACTTACTGATTGACATAGTTCGGACGACTTCGCCATTGTCTGGATTAACAAATGCGTATGTTTTACTCATGCTATGTATTTCCCTATAATGTATGTTGCGTTTCCTTCGTACTGAATATAAATTGTTTTCCCACTCCAATCGTAAGCAAACGAGTTAAAAGCATAAACGTCTGTTGGTTCACCACCCACAGGACCTATATTAATATAATAATTTGTTATCAAACCAACATAATAATTATTCATGTCTTCTCCTGCCGGTATATTATAAGCGACTGATCCAGTTACACCATTATATCCACCCGCAACTCCTGCCGCGACGATTTCCATATTAGAACTAATATTGGAACTGAAAGTTAATGTGACTCCGTCTTCTTTAAATATTTCTAAACCAAATCCACTACTGGCCGCACCTACAGCGGATGGAGACATTACATAATATTTATAACCGTTGTCCGGATTAGATAAGTTACCTTGAGTTCCCCAAAAAGGAAAAACTTGATACCCAGAATAATCGGAATATGTTATAGTTACTCTGGCTTGACCGGATTCACTCGAACTGAATATTGGTCTGGCAAAAACAATATCACCAGCATTTTCATTAGTTCCAGCTGGTGGAAATGAATCCAAAAGAGAAGCAGTACCACCACTTTTTTCTAACAACGTAGAAAACGTGTCATCAATAATGATATTCTGATCTTCGTTTATTATTTGTATTCCGTAACTCATCCTTTTCTAACCACCCAATATCTAAAATCAAGGTCGGCCGTTGGAATTGCAGATTCATCCCACGCCAAAGTAAATTCGTCCGTACCCTTTGTTAAGTTGAGCAACACTGCTGCAAAAACTAAAACACTATAAGAACCTGTCGCTCTGTATAATACGTGCCATTGATCGGTGTTCCTCATTCCTGGCGCTGCA